TGAAATAAAGTAAGCCCGAAAGGAGGCCGATTATGGACAAGAATAGCTCGGTGATCCAGTTGCCACAGAGATTTTCGGCACTGGCTGTTGATAAGATTGCAGCAGAGCTTAAAGCTTTTAAGGGTGGTAACAAGGAAACTGCCGTTTCAAAATTTGTGGCTTCCACCCTGACAAAATTCTGCGAAGAAAACGAGCATTTTGCAGAAATCGTATACAAAACGCCCAGGACGTTATCAGATTGCTGCACCGATGTTATGAAAGGATGCGGCACTTCAATTTCTGACATCGATGTTTACCGTGGCGCCGTAAAGCATTATTTCCCTAATGCTGATGTTTTTTTCAAAATGGAGATCCATATAACAGGTGATGCTCCAACGGTGGAAGATATTCAGCGTAAGCCCGATACGACAGTTGTTGAATCTAATAATGTTAAAGTTACTGCCCCGAAACCAGAGACGACGCCCGTTAAAAAGGTAGCTTCGGCGCAAAAACCGGTATCCGCGCAAAAAGCGAAACCCACGCCGAAAAAAACACCATCACCCAAACCAGAAGTGATCCAGTTATCGCTGCTTTAGGGGGAGATTTGATTGCTCGTAAAAAATGAACTGAATCAGGTACCAGTACTGCAATGCCCAAAGTTAAAAAAAGACGATGTAAAAAACTACTCGTTTATTGGCACGGCACAAATTATTAATCTGCCCCGCTGCGGTGATGTTCTGGTAGCGGATGTGTTTGATAAAAAGGACCGTGAATTGAAACTGCGCTTTTTCTCTGATGGAAAGAACGCGCTACTCTGCACAGAATGGCCAGTAAAAAAATGGTTCATGAAATTGCCGAGTTCAATATTAGGCTATGCAAGTGTAGCTGGTAGTGAAGAAGATGAAGCTATGGCGCGGAAATTTCTCGGAGGATATGGTTATGGGCTCGGCTCTGTATTGAGTGGTTTTATCAGCAATATTTATTCTGAGAGGCAGCAGAAGGCCATGGAGCGCAAATATGGCAAGATGAAGGAGCATTTTGCCATGTATCCCGATCACCCTGCCGATTTGCCGGATTATTGTGAGAAACACGTTTTTAGCCACAGTTACATCTTCATGGATAAGCTTATTAAAGGTAAGCGTCACTGCGTGTGTGGCTATTGCAAAGAGCACTTCACAATGGATAAAGGGAAAAAATCCGGAGATATGGGGGTATGCCCAAAATGTGGCATAACATCCCGTTATCGTGGCTCATGGATAAAAACTCATATTGTCGATGAAGCAAAGATTTGTATTGCTCATAAGGTTGACGGTAATTTGCTTCTCAGGTGGTCGATTGTGGAACGCGTATTTTTGAACGGAGAGCCCAAATACAAATATAGTTTTGATGATTATTATTATAATCTTTACCTCAGGGGTGCTGCCGGATCCGTGATATATGCCTATGCATATCAATCAAATATGGGATGGGGATACAACTGGTATCGTAAAAAGAACGGGGAAGTTAATTACCATCCATCCCATGTGTATGCCAACAATCTTACCGAGGTATTTGGAAAAACATACTATCATGTAAATCTTGATGAAGGTTTACGTGGTGCCGGGGAGCTCTCTTTTACAAGGCTGCTTGATAATCTCAAAAACATTCCATCCGCAGAATACCTTGTTAAGCTGGGGCTTACTCAACTAGCGGCCAGCAGTTCCGCACAGCGCTTAGAAGGAAACAGTTTTTCTGATGTGTTAGGTGTCGGAAAGCAGTATTTACCCTTATACCGCAAATTCAATATTACCTATTTTGAGCACAAGATCGTAAAAGCGTCAAAAACGTGGGTCAATGAAGAAAGCTTTGCTAAATTTAGGGCACTGCGACTTGAAGGAAGATCAGATGAAATTATTGACATTCTGGAAATCATGAGTTTTGAACGCTTCGCCAATTACTTTACAAAGCAGAAGAAAGTGACCGGGCAGAAAAATGTTTTCCGCTTACTCATATGGTACAAGGATTATCTCAGCATGAGTAAATCCCTTGCTGTTGATCTGTCACATAAATCTATCCGCTTTCCTCAAAACATCAAGACGTCTCATGACGTTATATTACAGAGGTTCAACAAGATAAAGCACCAGATAGAGGACGCTACTTTCGCCCAGGCTTTGCAAAAGTTATATGCTGGCATGAAAGAGTATACAAAAGGTGACTATTGCATCGTTTTCCCCACAACGCGCACTGAGTTCATAACCGAAGGACAATCCTTAAATCATTGTGTAGGCAACGACTCTTATTATCAAAATCATTTAAAGGGAAATAAGATGGTGTTCTTTTTACGCCGAGTAGAAGCACAAAACAAGCCCTTTTATACGATGGAAATTGATATGCGGAGTATGAAGATTTTACAGCTATATGGCTTTGGTGACTGCTCTGCTCCTACTGAGGTTAGGCAGTTCGCTAATGAGTTTTTACGCCGACTATCACCGGCAGAACGCGCGGTTTCTTGATTATTTGATATAGAGGAGAGAATTGTTTTGAAGACATGGGACCTGGTTAGAACGCTACTTCAAAGTGAAGAAGCTAAACTATATAACGTTAATACAAACTTAATGGCGGTATCTTGCTCTAAGGGAAAGAGCCACCCGGCATATGTGAAGTTTTCAATTAGCGACGAAGATGCCCAGAAGTTAATGCAGCCTATACAGCCGAACGGTGCCCAGGTGTTTTTTATTATGGCTGACACTGAGGTTGTTAATAGAATATTGGACGAAGAGAAGGAGCGGCTGAAAAATGGTTGAGTTATATAAATTCGGATCGTTTTTAGTGCTTATTGGTTTTGTGTTCAATTTTCTTGAAACATGGTATTTCGGCTGGAATCAGAAGCCTCAATCACCGGCCGAAATGGTTTGTGATTATATAGCAATTGGTTTTTTTCTGATAGGAGTGCTTATTGTGACTTATGTATCCGTATTTCATAAAACATCTACCAAAGTAGATGTTTACTGCCCATACGGATACAGCTATGCTGATTGCCCCGATGCTGATTGCCCCGATTGCAGACATTGAGAGGGAGTGTGTAAGTATGAATGATAACATTCTTGAAGAAGTCGTTGATGAGCTAATGCAGTTAGGAGAACAAAAATTCTTTAATACAATCATGCTCTTAAAATTGGTATCAGCGAGAGCCAATGAAATGAATAAGGAAATTGTTGATTTACGGCAGCAGTTATCCTCAGCGCAGTTTATTAGTGCGGCAATGTCGGCAACGAAAGAATCGTTAAATCGCTCTATAGTGGACGGCAGGACATGGAAAAACAGGTACATGTCTCTAGCCGACAAGTTTGATGCCAGAAGTCAAACACTTGAAATACTGAAACGGAAAAACGCTGAGTTAGAACAGAGTATCGAAAGTGAACGGGAAATAAGATATACGTACCAAGAAAACTCAGGCAAGCTATTCGAAAAAAATCAAGAGTTAGAGGCCACTATAGCCGCTATGCGCTCAGCGCTGGAAGAAGCACGCTCCTGTATATACGATAATGCACCTACTGGAACTGTAACTAATCAGTTTGTCCATAGATTAGCAAAAACAATACAGACCATCGACAAAGCTTTATCACCTCGGCCATAAGGAGCGGGATTATGAATAAATTAATCCATTTCTTACACCTGCTATTCGGCTACTGCAGCATGTGCGGCCATTGGTTTGTTTATCCAAAGCGTAGGCGCATGAATACTCAGTATGTAGAAGACGAAGCCAATTATATTACGGCTTGTGCGGCTTGCTTCGAGGAAATTGAGGATAACTGGGAAGAACGATGGAAGGAATACTGGTCAGAACGGTTATAGAGGTGAATTTATTTGCGAGAACACAGCATACAAAATGAGATCCGCGAGGCGGTATCAAAATATTTATTTCCCCTTTGTCAATTCGTCCCTTGCTGGCGTATAAACGTTGGACAAGGCTGGACCGGAAAGGCCAGGCACTTCAGCCGAAAACAGGAAATTACAGTGGAACCCGGAGACGTACTAATTAAAGCAGCGCGGACATTTAATACCGGCGCTCCCGTTGGTTTTTCAGATATTATCGGCGCGGTACCGGTGGTAATAACTCCAGATATGATAGGCAAAACAGTGGCGGTTTTTTCCGCGATTGAAGTTAAAAACGAAACAGGGAAATCCAGTCCAGAGCAGGAGCATTTTATTAAACTCTTGCAAAGTATAGGAGCTAAAGCAGGCGTGGCCCGGTCTGCAGAGGGGGCAATACAGATTCTACAGGGCTGAAAGGAGCGTGATTATTACGCTTAACAGGATGCAACAGGCTGGATTTGAATGGGCTAAAAAATGGTGGTCAGATGGTAACGAGCAGATTTTTAAAATAGCAGGTTATGCCGGTACCGGAAAAACATATTTGTCGGGTATGATAGCTCAGGAGCTGGCTGATAATCGAATTGCGTTTTGTGCTTATACCGGTAAGGCTGCCCTAGTGATGCAGCAGCGGGGCATGCCCGCAACGACGATTCACCAGCTGATCTATAATACTGAAACTAGGTTAGTACCTTATGAGGACGACGAAGGAAATCTAAAACTAAAGAAAAAGCTGGTCACCACGCTTAAAGAGTGCCTGGATCCAAAACCGTCCATAATTCTGGTGGATGAAGCCAGTATGGTAGATAAAAAAATCATGAGAGATTTATTGTCTTTTGATATACCGATTATTGCAGTAGGAGATCCCTTTCAGCTGCCGCCAGTAAGCGGTGATGAATCAGACATGCTTGCCGATCCGGACGTGACGCTTGATGAAATCATGCGCCAGGGTGAAGGTAGCGCCATTGCATATCTGGCCGAAAAGATCCGCAAAAACCGGCCGCTTCAAGAAGATGAAAGCGCGCCAGGCTGCATCTGGCAAATGCCAAAGGAAATTATCAGGGACGAATACCAAAAAGATATGTTTGCCTGGGCTGATCAGATTATTGCTGGTAGAAATGCGACAGTAGCGAAAGTGAATGAGCAAGCCCGACAGCACCTTGGCTTTATCGGCAAATTGCCGGTACCGGGTGATAAACTAATCTGCAAGAAAAATTCCTGGGATACGATCCTGGTAGATGGCAAACTTCCTACAGCCTTGGTCAATGGCCTGATCGGCTATTGCACTAGTGTGGACCAGCGGGAAAAATCAGAATCGGTACCATGGAGAGATAAACCGATCATTGGCACAGAGCATTTACTGAACCTGCGGCCGGTATTTGAGGAAACGGCCGAATTTAAAGAATTAAAATATAACCCGGCGGCACTATGGGAGACTAAACAGGCAAGGGGTAACCTTAAAGGAATCATTTTTCAGTTTGGTTACTGCATAACCTGCCATGCTGCCCAGGGCAGCGAGTGGGACAATGTCCTGTTATACGATGATTCCTGGTATGACAGTAATGATCCAATGTTTCAGGCGCGGTGGCGCTATACAGGAGTAACGAGGGCGGCTAAACGGTTAGTCTGGTTACGTTAGGCGGTGGATGAATGGATGCAGTACAGTTTTTAAAGACAATATTTGAATACACTGAGACAGGATATACGCAGGTATTTGCGCTGCCATCCACTGCCGCCAGGGCGGTACCGGTAACGGATCTTACGCAGGTACCGGCGGCAATTGCTGCAGCTGGTCCGCAGAATATATATTTCTCTCCCGGGATATGTGCAACGGCCAAAAATGATAAGCTGGCGGAGCCTGATATTACCGGAATACCTGCGCTATGGGCAGATGTTGATATCTTTCATCCCGCTCATGCAAAAAAGAATCTGCCGAAATCTGTACAGGAAGCGTATACCCTTATTCCGGAATGTTTACCGCCGAGTATTATTGTTCACAGCGGCCACGGTCTGCAGTTTTGGTGGCTGTTAAAAGAAGCGTGGACCTTTGATACTCCGGAAGAAAAAGACCGCGCCAAAGACATTCTGACGCGCTTGCAAGGGTATATACGGCAACGGGCACAGGCAAATGGCTGGCATTTAGACTCTGTACAGGATTTATGCCGGGTAATGCGATTGCCCGGTACCGTAAATATAAAAATACCGAATGAACCAGTTTGGGCTCAGGTAATCGAGTACAACGATAGCCGATATGATCCGGCTGAACTTGATGAATTACTGCCAGCGCTGGAACAAACGGCCGCTGCTGCAACAGGAAAACAAAGGGCGGCCGCTTTTGAAAGACGGCCGACTGACGGACCGGCCCAATATATGCTAAACAATTGCATGTTTCTGCAGCATTGTCAGCTAAATGCTAAAACGATTACTTACGGTGAGTGGTTGGCAGCTCTTACTAACCTGGTCAGGGGTATAGGTGGTATAGAAGCAGCACACGCCATATCTGCTTTAGATACGGCCCGTTACAATCAAGCCGACACTGATAAAAAAATTGATGAAGCAATGGGCGCCATGAATCCGCAAAATTGCGAGTACATACGCCAGCAGTTAGGCTTCCAAGGTTGTCCGCAGGGCGGTTGCGGTATGGCGGCCCCTTGCGGATGGTCCCTGGGTAAAGTACCACAAGCAAAGGCAGTTTTAAAAGCATTGCCGGTGTTAACTCCGGAAGAGGCTAAGAATCCCGAAGTCATAGGAGCACTGGCCATACTTAAAAAAGAATCTCCGTTAGATTACGATATGCATTATCAGCGGTACCAGGGAAATAAAAATTCGCTAAAGTCAGAAGTGGCAAAGCATAAAGCGGAAGCTGCCGGCTGGGAAGTTCACGATGGCGGCGGTCAGGAACCAGATCCGGATCCGGACGGAGCCAGGTGGCTGGATCAAATTATTCCGGATATTCCTCTTAGGTTGCGTATTCCTGGTAACCCTTCCAGCTCATCAACGTGGATCGTTAATAAGAAAGGTATCAACCAAAAGAAGGAAACAAATTTCGGCGTATCGTTTCAGCTGGCCGCCTATGCGCCGGTGATTATTACGGAGCGGATCTACAACATAGATTTGCAGCAAGAGAAAGCAGTAGTGGCCTTCCCTGGACACCGCGGCGGTTGGCGATTTATCACCCTGCCGAAATCGACTATATTTGATTCTCGCCGTATTATGTGCCTGGCTGATGCAGGGCTCACAATCAATTCCGAGATGGCAAAGAACCTTACAAAATGGCTGTCGGCGCTGGAGGCCAGCAATGGGGATCTGATACCCGTTACCCAGGGCGTGGGGAAGATGGGCTGGCGCAATAACGAGCAGGTTTTTATCCTGCCGGGTATTGCGAGTGATTACAAAATAGATATTGGCGATACTGCAGCTGAAAACGCAATTGCCGGTCTAGGTCAGGCGGGAGATATGGGCATCTGGATTGATGCAATGCATAAGTTACGGACCAGGCCGAAAGCTCGGTTTATAATGGCAGCATCGTTTGCAGCTCCGCTCTTGAAGATCGTTGGCCAACGCTCATTTTTAATTCATAACTGGGATACTACCCGGGGCGGTAAGTCGGCCACGTTAATGGCAGCGTTATCGGTTTGGGGTAATCCAGAAGAGCTGGCCAAGAGTTTCGAAGACAGTAAATCCAATACGGAACGAACGGCAGCCTTGTTTACTGATTTACCTTTGGGCATAAATGAATATGAGATATTGAACGATAAGCAAAAAGGCGAAGTTGAATCAAAAATCTATCAAATATCAGAAGGCAAAGGAAAGGGACGTGCTACCCGGGAGGGGCTGCAGACCACTGTCAGGTGGCGTACAATTGCGCTTATGACCGGTGAAACGCAGATTACCCGTCATAACACCAGGGGCGGTATTTTTACCCGCCTGATTGAAATTAAAGGCGGTCCCTTGGCTGACGATGATATATTCGCGTCAAGTCTGTATCCACTTACAGCAAGGCATTATGGACATGCTGGAAGGATGTTTATTAACCAGCTGCTGCGTACTGATCATAATTGGCTGCGGGATATATACCACAAAACAAGAACAGCTCTCCGCGATCGGTATCCGGATAAAATAGAAAGTCATATGGATGCTATTGCTTGTATTGTACTGGCGGAGTATTTAGCCAGTCACTGGATATTCGGTATTCCGGATGAACAGGCAAAAATAGAAGCCATCACCATGGCTAACACGATCATCGAGGAGATTATTACCAAGGTTGAAGCAAGTGAATCAGACCGGGCGATGGATTGGCTACCGGACTGGCTGGCGGCCAATGAGGGGCGCTTTGGGCTGTATGGGAAAACCGGACAAGCTATTTTGGGATATATGGACGGTGATTATGTTTATATTATCAAGTCTGAATTATCCAAGGCATTGAAACAGGAAGGATTTAACCCGGATAAAATTTTCAAACAATGGGCTGATCAAGATAAAATACCGTTCTCAATGCAAGGATCAACGCGAAATCTAGGAATAAAAGGTAAAAGAATTAACGGTGTTCAACCTTGGCTTATTAGAATTAAGGTTGAAAATAAATTGTAGTCGGTTCAACTCGGTTCAGAGTCGGATCACAGTCGGTTCACCTTTAAAGCCTTGAAATATCTATATTTATATATATTGAACCGAGTGAACCGACATATATTTATCAAATACAAAGTAAAAATATTAAATTACCTTTATACCCAATTTCACAAAGGTATAAATATATTTTTATAAATACACGTTTTTCAGTCGGTTCACTCGGTTCACTTAATAATAGTGATTACAAAGCTAGATTCTATAAGGATTAGTGATGAACCGACTACTGAACCGAGGTTGATCCGACTGAACCGACTTTAAGGAGGTATCACCATAATGGAGTTATACGATTATATAAAATCAGCGCAGCCTCCACAGATGCCACCGCCGCCACCACTAACAGGAGAGCAGATGCTTTTAAATATGGGACATCCTCTTACGGATTGGTTTGCTAAACAGTCCCCAGGTGATAGCAGGCTATGGCAAGAGCTGTATTTTATATCAGCTGTTGTTGATATAGGGATAGCTGACCGGCTGGAGTTTGTCCGTAATACCGGAGCGGTGTTAATCATGGATGATCAGTGGGGATTTAGAATACAGCCTATTATTGATTCGACGGGTAGAAATGGCTGGAATTCCATGCAAGAATACTTACAGACTGGACAAGCAGAATTACGGCCGTATGGAGATAAGATAATGCAATTCTTGAAAGAACTCAGGCGTCGGTATGATAATAATTTGATTAAATGGTGGTAAGGGAGGTTGCAGTAATTGAACAAACCATGGCCATGCCTAAAATGCTTAATCATTATGGAACCAGTAGACGAAGACCACTGCAAATGCCCAAAATGTAAAACAGAGGTGTGGTATGAATATGATGATAATTCCAGCGAAGACGATATAGACGAATTAACATTGTTACCGTCACATATACCACAAGCTAATGGTCCGGATTTTTCAATTTTGGGTGGACCGCCTTTAATGGGCGGCGGCAGTAAAAGTAAGGCCAGCGGTAATAAAAAGCAGCTTATGAAAAAGCCGTCAACATTTGAATTGTATAACAGGATGGCAGGAACGAAATCACCAAAGCCAAGAGCAAATAAAACTGTTGACAGTTAATTTTTAATATGAGATAATTAACGCGTAAACTTATATTCAAAAATAGTACGCCGTTTACCAATTAGGTAGACGGCGTATTTTATTGTCGTAAAGGAACTATTTACCTTTTGCCGAATATTGAAATAAATCGGTAAAAGGAGAGTGTGATTAGTGAGTATAAAGCTTGTTAAGTATGACTGTACACGGTTGGAAAAAACTATTACTGTAACTGAAACCTATGTTGATTTTCCTGGTGGTGGGAGATCGCTTACAAGAGTGAGTTGTAATGATGTTGTTAATTGTATAGGGTCTGATTGTAAAATGGTTGCGGAATCAAATCCAACGCTTTATATTAATGCAAAATATTAATAATTAATTAATTTCAAGCGTCTAATTTATAGGCGCTTTTCTTTATATCTAAATGGAGGTGTACATATGAAAAAACAAACAACGCCTAAACCAAAGCCAATACCAACACATACCGAAATCGTACACCCGCCGGTCAAGTCCACTACTCGTAAGGGACTGACCGGTTTTGTTTTGAAGTGATGGGCATGAATCAAAGTCAACAGTGAGGTGAAAGCGGTGAATAGTTTGCATGATGGTTACTACACTGTGTACAAAGGAACAGCGGTTGAATTGTGCCTAAATACGACACAATTAAAGGTACTTCCAGGGGTTAAAACGGACTGAGGGTCTTGCGAGCCCCAATTATCAACTAGCTATGAATTTGTTTTTATATTTACTTACAGGGAGGCGGCAAAATGTCAGGCCAAATCATGAAGATTAATAAGAGCACAAAAACGACTGCCGACGGGCTTGCCGCCTGTATTGGAGTAAGTCGTACACGGGTTGTTCAACTGGCCAATGAGGGTGTGCTTGAACGCGATGAAAACAGTAAATATAACTTGTCTGATAATATTCAGCGTTATATAAACTATAAGTGTGGTGGCGAGGATAATTTATCTTTTGACTCTGCCAGAACCAAGCATGAGCAATTCAAAAGTCGCTTAACTGAACTGAAGCTGGCTAAGGTTGAAAACAGCATGCATGACGCTCATGATGTTGAACTGGTTATGACAGAAATGTTGACGAATCTGAGAACTCAGTTGCTGGGGCTGCCGACCGCACTGTGCGGCCAATTAGCCAATATGCCTCAAGAGAATATCTATGAAATGATGACTCAGGCAATTGAAGATAAATTATCCGAAATCGCCGAGTATTCACCGGATATGTTTGATGAGGTACAAGACGATGAAGAAGACGATTGAGCTTTTTCAACGAATTTGGAAGAAATCATTCACTCCTATTCCGAAAACTTCTGTGAGCGAGTGGGCTGATAAATATCGCATACTTTCGTCTGAATCGGCGGCAGAGCCTGGACGATGGCGGACGGATCGAGCTCCTTACCAGCGGGAGATTATGAATTCGTTTACCCAGCCAGGTATTCACAAGGTAGTTGCCAAGACAGCCAGCCAAATAGGCAAGTCAGATATTATGAACAATGTGATGGGGCGCTTTGCCCACCTTGATCCCGGGCCGATGATGATGATCCAGCCAACGATTGATTTGTCGGAGGATTATTCCAAGAGCCGAATAGCGCCTATGATCCGGGATACTAAGGTATTGAATACACTTTTCTCAGATGTGAAATCCAGAGATTCGAACAATACTATATTGAGCAAGCTTTTTCCGGGCGGCCGGTTAATTATGTGTGGAGCAAATAGCCCTGCAGGATTAGCCAGCCGTCCTATTCGTATTCTGCTTGGTGATGAGGTTGATCGTTTTCCCGATAGCGCCGGCACAGAAGGAGATCCAGTTGATTTGGCGTTTAAGCGGTTGACTACCTTCTGGAATTGGGTGGCAGGTTTGTTTTCCACTCCGACCATTAAAGGCTCATCACGAATCGACGTTGAGTATGCGGCCGGCACTCAGGAAGAATGGCAGCATGAATGTCCTAACTGCCATGAAAGCCATTTAATCACGCACCGCAATATGAAATATGAGTTTGACGAAACTAAAAATGATGATGGTACTAAATTTGTTATCGTTCATTCGGTACTATGGTGCTGCCCTGATTGCGGCCAGTTGTTCGATGAGCAAACAATGAAAGCTGCTCCGCAAAACTATGTTGCGAAGAATCCGGCCGCTATCAAAAATGGCGTCCGGAGTTTCTTTGTAAACTGCTTTGCATCCCCCTGGCTCAAGTGGAAAGATATGATTCGTGAATATCTGGAAGCAAAGGGCGATCCGGAGCGTGAGAAGGTAGTATATAATACACGTTTTGGTGAGAGTTATGAGCGAAAAGGCAACTATGAGGATGAGATTGTCTTTCTAAATCGCCGTGAAGAATATCCTGCAGCTTTGCCTGATGGGGTACTCTTACTGACTGCTGCAGTGGATACTCAGGACAACCGGCTAGAATATGAAATTGCAGGCTGGGGCGAAGGTGAGGAGAACTGGGGGATTAAAAAAGGGATTGTACTAGGTGTGCCTGACCGCCAGGAAACATGGGATGAACTTGACCAGCAGTTAGATCGGGCGTACCGGCTTGTTAATGGTACCGGGCTAATGGTTGCCAGGACTTTTATAGATTCTGGTGGTCATTATACTGAACAGGTATATAAGTATTGCCGCACCAATATGCATAAGGGGCGTTTTGCAATTAAAGGGATGCCGGGAGCAGGTATCCCTTTAATTTATCGGGTAGGTGTGGCAAAAGGATACGGCATTCCGTTGGTACTGGTTGGCGTTGATGGCGGCAAACAGTATATTATGGACCGCCTTTCGATCGACACACCAGGACCTAAATACATGCATTTCCCCATGGATAACCAACAAGCAGAGTTGCTGCAAGGGGCCATTAGGAAAACGGGTATCAATATTCCGGAAGTACTGTTTATGCGAGGGTATGATCAGATTTATTTTAAAGGCTTAATTGCTGAAAAATTAGTTCCTCGTAAAGTTAAAGGCAAAATCATTATGCAGTGGGAGAATGTTGCTACCGATAAGCGTAATGAACCGCTTGACTTAAAAGTGTACAATCTTGCCTGCTTACACAGCATTAATCCAAATTGGGACATGTATAGGAAATTAATCAACGGCCCTAAGGTTGAGGGGGAAAAACTACCTGAGCAAAAAACAGAGAAAAAGAATCCGGCTGCTCAGTACGGCTGTATTAAGAAAGGACTGAGGTAAATGGCTGATAACATTCAGGAAGAACGCTTAAAGAATTATCTTGAAGCCGAGAAGAAAACCCTGCTGTCCCAGGAGTACCAGGAAGGCAGTAAGCGTAACCGGCGCGCTAATTTAAATCAAATTAGTGACGGTATCAATGAGTTAATGGCTGGTGGTGCCGGCATAAACCATCAGCCAGGCGGTCGGTCCCGGCGTGTTATTTTTAGGGATTAAAGGAGGTAGGCATGAGTAAAAAACAACGGTCTAGGCAAAAGGCGAGGCTGCCGACTCAAACCGTTGAGCAACAGTTTGGTGCTCAGGTTCTTCGGAAAATTGTTAATACCGGTTATTCAGAAGGTGGCGCCAGTTATAAGAAAAGCAGCATGATTGGTTGGACTCCATCCAGGAGCAGCCCTCAGTCAGACATTGATGTTAATCTGCCGACACTAAGGGCACGATCAGCAGATGCAGTAATGAATATCCCGCTGGCATCGAGCGCGATTAATACTTCCCGTACCAATGTAA